GGACGGATGGCGTGGGCCATGTGTGGGCGCCATTATATACGATTGACTGATGGCATTGAATATCAATGAGGGGGAACTGCGAGAGGTGATCGGCAAGCTCGACAAGGTGCTAGAAGCACAGAAGAAGCCCGCCGAACAGCGCCGCATCCTGCGCCGGATAGCCCGCAAGACGGTCGTACCGGCAGCGCAGGCTGCCGCACCCGTGGGCAAGCGGGTACACTATCAGTACGATACGCCGAAACTGATACGAAGCCGCCGAGCCAAAAGAGGCTATGGCGTGAAAAAGGCTACCTATCAGCCTGGTAACCTGGCCAAAAGTATTAATGTACTGCCGCTGCGCAAGAGCAGCCGCACCTTCATCGGGCCTAGAATCCAAAGGAAGGTGAATATGGGCGATGTGTTTGGGCCGGGCGTGGGCAAGTTCAACGCCTACTACGCGCAGTTCATCTACGGTAGCGCTTTGGCCTTTAAGCAGCGCATTATGATTCCGGCGCTCAATGCGAGCGCTCCGGCCATCATACAAGCGATCAAAAAGAGTATTGACACGCGCATTAAGCGCATCGCAAAACAGCAACGACTAGGAAGGGCATGATCGGGAAAGCAATATATAGCCTTTTAACTGCCAACAGCACGGTGACCGCCAAGCTGGGCACTAAGGTATTCCCGGACTTCATCCCGCAGGGCACCAATTTCCCGGCGCTCATCTACCGCATCGTGAACACCGACCCGGCCTACACTAAAAGCGGTGTAGCGACCCTGGACGAGATCGACATTCAACTTGAGGTGTACCACACCAGCTATACAGAGGCGCAGGCTATTGCGGCGGCCTGCCGCACGGCCCTGGACTTCTACTCCGGCACGGTGGCGGACCTAACCATCCAGAGCATCAGCTTCCAGGATCAGCAGAGCCAGGTATTCGAGGCAGATCAGGAGCTGGTAGTATTAGCGCAAGGATATAAAGTAAGACATACGCGATGAAAGTTAAATGGTTAAAAGGTGAAAAGAAAGGACAAGTAGAGGACATAGACCTTGCTAGCGCATTAGGTTTAATTGATGGTGGATATGTGCAAGAAATGGCACTGCCGTACATCACCAAAGATAATATAAGCGAGCCAGCGGATAAAGATAAAGATACAGAGCAAAAGCCTTTACGCAATAATAGAGGCTTTTGGAAACGCCTAAAAGATTTGATAACAGCAAAAAATAAATAACAATGGCAACGACAGGTGTAATTAATGGTACTAACCTTCGGGTATATGCGAGCGGCAACGCCATTGCCTATGCCACGAGCTGCACCCTCAGCATGAGCAAGGATTTTAATGAGACTTTACATAAGGATAACGCTGTGACCGCATCCGGCTGGCGTACTATCCAGACAGAAGGCCAGCAAAAAACGGCCACCATCAACGTGGAGGGGCTGTACAACGATGATGGCGCGAACAACACACCAGCAGAGCTTTTTGACATTTTTGATGACAACACGCTGATTGAGTGGAAACTTTCAACTGAGGTAACCGGCGACGAGTATTATTCAGGGTCCGGCTATATCACCTCTTTGGAGTTCACCGGCCAAGTAGAAGAAAATGCAACGTTCAGCGCTACGATTGATGTCTCAGGAACGGTAACGAAAGCCACAAACTAAAAAAGTATGACTGCGAAAGTAAAAATCGGGAAAGCTACCTATCCGGTCGCCTTCTCCAACCTGGCCCTGGCCAAGTTCTTGCGCGAAGAGAAGCTTACCCTGGCCGACCTGTCCACCGACATTGCGGCCCGGCTGGATTACCTGTCTACCCTGCGCATGGTGTACCGTGCATTTGAAGATGGCGCACGCAAGGCGGAACAGGATCTTGAGCTAACCTTTGAGCAGGTGTGTGACCTGATCGACGGTAAGCCGGAGCTGATGAATCAGGTGATGGAGGTAATCAACGAGAGCCTGGCGGTACAGACCGCCGGCGCGGAAAAAGGCCAAGCGGAGGGAAACTAACGTGGGACGGCCTGGAGCAGATCGCCCTGGGCCGTCTCGGCATGACCGACGATGAGTTCTATGATACCACCCTGCGCCGGTTCTTCAACCGCCTACAAGGGTGGAACGAACTGGAAGAGCAGCGCGAGCGATCTAATTGGGAGCGTACCAGGATGCTGGCCACCACGGTGGTGAACCTGATGGCCAAAGACCCGAAAAAGCCGGGCGACATCTGGAAACTACCCTGGGATAAAGGGCGAAACGATAAGCCGTTAAGCCCGGAGGAACAGAAAAAGCGATTTGAGCAATGGGATAAAGAAATGCAGCACAAATGGCAAGGGCGGACTTAAATGTTTCATTAGGACTTATTACCAAGCAGTTCGAGAAGAGCCTGAAACAGTCTCAACGCCTGCTGCGTAACTTCGCACGCGATACGGAACAGATAGGCCGCTCCCTGACCACTGCCATCACCTTACCCGTTGCCGGGATCGGCGCTGCCGCCATTCGCTCTGCCGCCCATTTCGAGCAACTCCGCACCGAGCTATCCGTACTGACCGGATCGGCGGAGGCTGGTGCTGCCGCCTTCGAGCGCCTGGTGCAGTTCAGCGCCAAGACGCCGCTGCGCCTCGACGACATCGCCAGAGCCAACAACACTTTGATCGGGTTCGGCCTATCCTCCGACGAAGCCTTCACCGCCCTGCAACGCCTGGGCGACCTATCCGGCGGCAACAGTGAGCGCTTGCAGCGTATCGCGGTGGCCTTCGGTCAGGTGGCAGCCTCCGGGCGGCTGACGGCTCAGGATATTAATCAGTTCGTGAATAATGGCGTGCCACTCCTTAAACTGTTTGAGGATGCTGGTATCGCTTCCGCATCTGCCGTCAAGCAACTTGCTAGTGAGGGTAAAATAGGACTGCCAGAGCTTCAGGCGGCCATTGCTGCGGCCACCAGTGAGGGCGGGCAGTTCTTCGGCTTGCTGGAGGCACAGAGCAGGACGCTGGGCGGGGTGCTATCCACTTTGTCCGACAACCTGAATCTGGCGGCGGCGGAGCTGGGGGAGACCATCGTCGAAACGTTCAACCTGGATGAGGCAGCCGTAAAACTTACCACTACCATTCAGGGATTGGTGGCCACGTTCAAGGGGCTGCCGGAAGAGCAGCAGAAAGCCATCGTTAAGACCCTAGCATACGCCGCAGCCATCGGACCTGCACTGCTGACGGTGGCCGGGCTGGCAAAGGCGCTTAGTCTCCTACGAAAGCAATACTTAATAATAAAGACATTAAAGACGTTCTCCATCGACCAGTTTAAGAAGTGGAAGACCACCGTGGCCGCCGCTTCGGAGGCTGCTGGCGGATTCCGAAACCTACTGAAGGGCGTCGCCAAGCGGATGCTTATTGTGAGCGGGCAGGTGTTGCTTGTTACTGCCGCCATCGCGGGGATTGGCACAGTGTTCTTGTTCATAAAAAAGAATGCGGAAGCGTTTAGTGTGGCATTTCAGCGCATCTTCATCAACCTGGCCACGCGCACCGGTAATGTCATAAAAGGTATTGTCCGATCTTTTGCCAATCTGCTAAGCATTGTAGATCCGGCAGCAGCAGCAGCACTAAAAGGGCTGACATTTGCGGGAGAGGTAGAGCTGCCCGATCCCATTAAGTTCCAAAGTTTCGATGAGTTCATCACCGAGTTAAAGGGTGATGCTAATGAGATACTAGGACAGTTTAGCACGCTGACTGATGCGTACAAAGGATTAAAAAAGCTATTCAGCGATCCTATACCCGTGCAGGAGAGCGCCAGCCCGGTGGACATCGCAGGCCCTACCGGCACGCCCACCGGAGGCGGACCCGCCACGACCGGCATCCCGCTCAACGAGGCGCAGGGTATATTCGGCGAGAGCCTGACCAGCAGCATCACCCTGATGGACACTTTTGAAGCCCGCATCGAGGCCGCGAGGACGGCGGCGGCAGGGCTAAACGCCAACCTGGCGGAGGGGCTGCTGCCTACACTGGAAAACCTACCTACTGAGCCGATTCAGCGCGTAACCGATAGCCTATTCAATGCTGCTAACACGGTAGTCAATGTGTTGGCGCCCGGATTTAATGCGCTATTCGACAGTCTGATGACCGGCGGCCAAAATGCCTTCAAGGCGTTTACGCAGGCCATTGGGCAGGCGGTGAAAGAGATGATTAAGCTGGTAGCTCGTGCCCTGATTTTGGCGGGCATCTACTCTTTGATAACAGGCGTGAAGTTTGGTACTGTTTTAAAGAACGCTTTGCAAAACGGAGGCATCCCACAGTTCGCCGA